GGTCACCCCACGGCTCGCTTTTTATGTAGCGAGCGGAACGTCAACCGGTTGACAAAAGCTAAGCTAGGCTCAGCCGAAAGTGTCAACCATATGGCTGAGTTAGTCACTGGAGCAAAGTTTGCGGTTGCGGCAGGTTGCAGTCGTCAAGCGGTATCTAAGGCCATTGCACAGGGTCGTTTAGATGGCGCTTTGGTTGACACAGGAAACGTCAACCCGAAGATTGACTTGGAGAAGGGCCTGCGGATTTGGGGCGTTACTGAGCGGCCAAGTGCTGCGCAGATGCCAGAGAAGCCGAAAAAAGAGCTGCCACCTTTTGAGGCCGCAAAGAAAGAAGTGCGCCGTCAGGTGACTTACGTCGAAGAGGAGGATGTGCCGGACTTTTACACAAGCCGCGCACGCAAAGAGCATTACAACGCGGAAATCGCCAAGATCACGGCAGCAACTCAGATGGAGGAGCTGGTGCCTGCTGAACTTGTAAAGAAGGAAAGCTTTCAGCTGGGCCGTTCTATCCGTGAGCAGCTTGCCAATCTTGCTGACCGTCTAAGCAATGAGTTGGCGGGTGAGAGCGATCCTGCTGTCATCCATCGGGTGCTGACTAATGAGCACCGGCAGTGCCTGATGGAGATTGCAAAGGTCGCATGAATCCCTGGCGTGAAGGTTTTTTAGACGGACTCCGGCCAGAGGAGCCCTTGGCTGTTGATGAGTGGAGTGACCGCTACCGGCGGTTGAGTAGCAAAGCAAGTGCAGAGCCTGGGCCATGGCGTACAGATCGCACGCCTTACCTGCGTCAGGTGATGCGTGACCTGAGCAGTGAGAGCAGCGTCCAGCGTGTTGTGCTGATGTTCTCAGCGCAGAGCGGCAAGACAGAGGTCGGCCTGAACTGGCTTGCTTGGATTATTGACCACAGTCCTGGGCCATTGCTTGCTGTGCAACCCACCATTGAAATGGCCCGGAGGATGTCCAAGCAAAGGCTGGAGGGCTTGATAGAGGACACGCCAAGGCTGAAAGAAAAAATTGCACCTCCGCGCTCTAGAGATGGCTCTAACTCAATGTTCGCCAAAGACTTTCCTGGTGGGATTTTGCTGCTCACTGGTGCGAATAGTCCTAGCCAGCTGCGCTCTGCACCTTGCCGTTACCTGTTCATGGATGAGGTGGACGCTATGCAGGAGATTCCTGGGGAGGGCGACCCTGTTGCCCTAGCTGAACGCAGAACCACAACGTTTGCTAGGCGCAAGGTGCTGCTGACCTCTACGCCAACGGTCAAGGACTTCAGCAAGATCGAGGCGGAATATATGAAGTCAGATCAGCGCAAGTTTTGGGTGCCTGCACCCTGTTGCGGTGAATTTCAGCACCTTGAATGGAGCCGGCTGAAGTGGGAGAGGGACAAGCCGGAGACGGCTCAATATCAGTGCAAGCACTGTGGCGAGCGTTTTGACGAACACCACAAGACGCAGATGCTGGCTGCTGGTGAGTGGCGCAATCACTCGCACTTTGACGGCAAGACTGCCGGCTTTCACCTAAATGGCCTCTATAGCCCGCTCGGCTGGGCTAGCTGGAGCGAGCTTGCTGAGGACTTTTTGCGTGCCAAGAACGACCCAGCTGCACTACGGACGTTTATCAACACAAGACTTGCTGAGACTTACGAGGAGAACTACTCGGCGCAGGTCAGTGCAGAAGGCTTGATGGGTCGGCGTTTGCCGTATGAACCAGGCACTGTGCCTAAAGATGTTGTGTTGTTGACGGCTGGCGTTGACGTACAGCTTGACCGTCTTGAGATCTCAGTGTGGGGCTGGTCGGGAGCTAAAGGGCAGCCAGAGACGGGCTGGCTTGTATGGCACCAAAAGCTGATGGGGGATCCGACTCAGCCAGACGTATGGAAACAACTAGACGCAGTGCTAGCAAGCGAGTGGGAGACAGAGGAGCACTACCAACTCAAAATTGCGCAGCTCGCTGTAGACACCGGCTATTGCACGCATGAGGCTTACGCCTATGTGCGTGAGCGTTTGCCGCGTGGTGTTGTCGCTATCAAAGGCAGCAGCCGACGCAATGCTGCAGCAGTTGGAAAAGGCAGCAAGGTTGATGTCAACTGGAAGGGCCGCACCATTAAAAAGGGCGTCACCCTCTACATGCTGGGAACTGACACAATTAAAACGACCCTATTTGGCAAACTTCGCCTAGAAAACGGCCCTGGCAACCTTAATTTTGGCTTAGCTGCTGATACTGAATACTTCCAGCAACTTACTTCTGAGCGACAGAAGCTTGTCTATCGCAACGGGATGCCAACGCGGATTTGGGTCAGAAAAGCATCAGCACGGGCTGAGTGCTTGGACTGCGCGGTTTACGCCTACGCGGCGTTTCAGCTGTACATCCGTCGTTTGCCCAAGCTCACGATGTGGGAAAACCTGCGTGAGAAACTGGAATCAGGCGACAATAGACCGCTAAAATCAAGGACAAAGCCGTCTAAGCCGGCTAAGTCGTTTGTAAACAGCTGGTGACGTGAACATCCCTAAGAAGATCTACGCCGGTCAAACGATCAAATGGAGGGATGACGCCTTTGTTGGGCCGTTGAACGAAAGCATCACGTCAGCGGATTGGACGCTTACTTACTACTTACGGTTTGACCATACGCATGAGGCACACACTGTCGCCGGCAGTGCGTATGGAACTGGCTGGGAGTTCACAATCAGCGCAACTGATAGTGCTGGTTTTAATGCCGGAAATTGGTACATATACGCTGAGGCCACAAAAGGGAGTGAGAAGTTTCCGCTAGGAAATGCAAGGGCTGAGGTTTTTGCAACTTACACATACACAGGCGATGCTGCTGCCTTTGATGGCCGCAGTCAGGCAGAGAAAGATCTAGACGCAGTCACGGCAGCAATCCGCGCAATTATTGCGGACAAGGCTGCGGAATACAGCATCGGCAACCGCACCTTCAAGCGAGTTGATCTTGCTGAGCTACGGATGCGTGAAAGTCAGCTTAAAGCCATAGTGGTCCGAGAGCGTAAAGCTGCAATGATCGCCAACGGTTTGGGTGATCCCCATTCCCTTTATGTGAGGTTCTGACATGGGCATCCGTTCTGCTTGGCGCGAACTGTGGCGCACTAATCCTGAGCCGATTCAGCGGCCACGCGCTCGCATGTTCGGCGGTGCCCAGGCCAGTCGCCTGACATCTGATTGGGTCACGTCTGTCACCTCTGCTGATCAAGAGATCAAGGGCAGCCTTAAACGCTTGCGGTCTAGGTCGCGTCAGCTTGTGCGCGACAACGATTATGCAAAGTCTGCCGTCCGCGTTGTCCGCAATTCTGTTGTTGGAACAGGCGTCAGGCTGCAAGCGCAGGTGATGCGTCAGCGTGGCGGCAAGCTTGACATTCGCATTAACGAGCAGATCGAAAAAGCTTGGTCGATGTGGGGCCGTAAAGACAGCTGCAATACCGCAGGTCAGCTGTGCTTTTCAGACATTGAAAAGCTTGCTGTCTCGTCAATGTGCGAGAGCGGTGAAGTTTTTATCCGCATGGTTCGGCAGAAGTTTGGCCGCAGCAAAGTCAACTTTGCCCTTGAGGTGCTTGAGGCTGACCAGCTTGACGAGGACTACAACAGCCCTACAACTACACCCGGCAACGTTTGGAAGCTTGGGGTTGAGCTTGACAAGTTTGGCCGGCCTGTCAGCTATGCCTTCCTAAGCCGTCACCCTGGTGATACTGCCTTCCCGACAAGGGAACCCGGCAAGCGTCACATCATTGTCCCGGCAAAAGATGTTATCCATCTGTTTGACCGGACATCTGCGCGTCCTGGTCAAACCCGTGGGGTCCCTTGGCTTGCATCTGCAATGCAGAGAATGCACCACCTAGACGGCTGGGAACAAGCGAGTGTTGTGCGTGCCAGGGCAAGTTCTGCTCTGATGGGATTCATCCAATCACCGGAAGGTGAGCTTGACCCAGGTGGCGAAATCTATGACGAACAGCGGGTAACAGGCTTTGAGCCTGGGCAATTCAAGTACCTGCAGCCAGGCGAGACGGTCACTATTCCTGACATGGATTCGCCAACTGGCGAGTATGAGCCGTTCCTCAGGGCACAGCTCAGGGCACTCGGTGCGGGTGTCGGCTGCAGCTACGAAGTCCTGTCAAACGATTATTCGCAGTCAAATTATTCGTCATCACGACTTGCTCTACTGCAGGACCGCGACAACTGGCGATCCATACAGCAGATGATGAAAGATCAGTTCTATCAGCCAATCTTTGATGCTTGGCTTGAGATGGCGGTGCTTAGTGGCGCACTAAATCTCCCTACTTATGAGACTGAGCCTGAGCGTTACGAGGCTGTGCGCTGGGTCTGCAGGGGTTACCACTACGTTGATCCGCAGAAGGAAATTGCTGCACAGAAGGCAGCAGTGCGCAGCGGATTCAAAACGCTTGCCGATTGCGTGGCCGAAAACGGTGGCGACTTTGATGAGTTCTTAGTCGCTCGCCAGTCAGAGTTGGCCAAGCTCGACGAGATGAACATCATCACTGACACTGATCCGTCTGCTGTAAATGGCAGCGGCGCTAGCCAGTACAAGCCGGCCAACACCATTGACGCCTTTGGTGACACGCCTGCGCCTGGTGACGAGGATGCAGAAAACGTTGGGGAAGAGGAAGTTGGCAACTATTAACGGCACAGAGATCGACCTCAGCCCTACTTCAGGGATGAAGGAAGAGGCGCAGCGTTATCGCGATTGGAAGGCTGACGGTGAATCTGGAGGCACTGAGGTTGCAGCACGCAGGGCCACGCAGATCTTGAGCGGAAGTGAGCTGTCTGCTGACACAGTGATCACCATGGCCGCGTGGTTCGCCCGCCACGAGGTTGATAAGCAAGGCGAAGGTTTTTCGCCTGGAGAAGACGGCTATCCGTCAAATGGTCGTGTGGCGTGGGCTGCGTGGGGCGGAGACCCTGGGCAGGTGTGGGCTACTAACAAGGCAGATAGAATTAAAGAAATCCGCGAACGTACTATGTCCGACGATTTGCAAGTAAGGGCCGAGCCCGGCGAACTTAGCGTCGGAGACTTTGTGCGCTGGAACAGTTCAGGCGGCACTGCAGAGGGCCGCATTGATCGCATTGAGCGTGACGGCACTATTAATGTTCCTGACTCTGACTTCACCGTGAACGGTGATGAGGGTGACCCTGCTGCACTTATTACGGTCTATCGCGAGACCGATGAGGGCAATGAGGCAACTGATGTGCAGGTTGGTCACCGCTTTTCAACGCTGACCAAGATTGCTGCGCTGCGCTCAGCTCCCACGCTCTACAAGCGGGCTGGTGAGACCAAGTTTGAGGAGCAGGAAGAGCGCACGGTTGAGTTCAGCTTTAGCTCTGAATATCCTGTCGAGCGTTCTTTTGGCACGGAAGTGCTGAGCCATGAGGAAGGTGCAGCTGACCTCGCACGCTTAAACGATGGCGCACCGCTGCTGTTCAATCACGACATGGATCGACCGATCGGTGTAGTCGAGCGTGCCTACATCGACAAGGATAAAAAGAAGGGTTACAGCCGCGTGCGGTTTAGCCGTAACTCTTTTGCGCAAGAAATTTTGACAGATGTCAAAGATGGCGTGATGAGAAATATCAGCGTCGGATACCGCATTAAGGAGATGGAAGAGCGGAACAATGAGTTTGTAGCGACAAATTGGGAACCTTACGAACTCAGCGTTGTTGCTGTGCCGGCAGACAGCTCAATTGGTGTGGGGAGATCCTTGCTTCCCACTACTACAATCGAGAAAGAAGAAGCCATTCAGGCGGATTCTGCGGCTCGTGTCGCACCACAAAGTTCACCCGATTCTGAGAATCAAATGTCCACTGCACCTGACATCAGTGTGGTGCGCGATGAAGCTTCCAAAAAGGCAGCTTCTGCAGAGCGCAACCGCATTCGCAACATTCAAGAGTTGTGCAGCAAGCACGAAATGCGTGATCTTGCTGAGCAACTGATCGACAACGGCGCATCTCTCGATGTGGCCCGTGAAGCTGTGCTTGAAAAGATCGGCGCTAAGCCGGTTGAGGCTGTGGCCCCTGTTGACCTTGGTCAGCAGACCCAAGAGCGTTATCAGCTCATGGATGGCGTTCGCGCCCTGATTACTGGTGACTGGACCTCCCACGGTGCTGGTCTTGTCCGTGAACTGAGCCAGGAAGTTGCACGCACCTCCGGCCTAAGCGCCACTGGTGAGCGTTCTTTCTTTGTTCCGTTCTCTGCCCTGAGCCAACGCGCCACCTACGTCACCTCTGGTGCAACCACTGGCGGCAACTTGGTTGAGACCGATCTGCTGGCTGATGATTTCATCGAGGCCCTGCGGAACTCCTCACCTGTGGTTGGCCTTGGCGTTCGCACCCTGACCGGCTTGGTTGGTGACGTGGCTATCCCCCGTCGCTCTGGCGTCGGCAGCGTTTACTACCTGGCAAACGAGACCACTGCAATTACGCAGTCTGAGTCCACTTTTGATCAGGTGACAATGTCACCCAAGAACCTGGCAGCACTGTCTAAGTACAGCCGCCAGACCCTGCTTCAAGCCACCCCTGGCATTGAGGAGCTGGTGCGTCGTGACCTGACTGACGGCATTAACGCTGCTGTTGATTCCGCAGTGCTGAACGGCTCCGGTTCTTCCGGCCAGCCCACCGGCATTCGCAACACCAGCGGCATCGGCTCTGTGGCCATGGGCACCAACGGCGGTGCAATCACCATGGAGAAGATTGTTGACCTGGAGACTGAAGTGCTCCAAGACAACGCTGGTGGTCCCAACATGGCCTACATCACCAACGCCAAGGTGATGGGTGGCTTGAAGAAACTCCGCGCTGGTGGTTCCACCACCACTGACGGTGCTTTCCTCTACAACACCGATCTGCAGGCTGTTGGTCGTGGCCCCACGCCTCTGACCCTGAACGGCTATCCGATTGCCGTCACCAACGCTGTGCCTTCCAACCTGACCAAGGGCACTAGCTCTAGCGTGTGTTCTGCTCTGGTTGCTGGTGACTTTAGCCAGGCAATGCTTGGCTTCTACGGCAACGGTCTTGAGATCACCGTGGGCACTGACTCCGATGACTTCAGCAAGGCTCTGACCTCGGTTCGCGGCATCATCACTTTTGATGTTGCAGTGCGCCAAGCCACTGCCTTCGCATCCATTGAAGACATCACCACCGCTTGATAACGGGGAGGGGGCCGGCAACGGCCCCTTTTTTTCTTATGCAAATCACCTGCACTAGAAACGTCATGGCATCTGGCAAAGCCCTTGAGGCTGGCCAGTCTTATGACGTGTCGGACTCTGACGGCGCACTGCTAATCCGTATGGGTAAAGCAGTCGAGGGCGCAGCACCTGCTAAGCCCAAGGCAAAACGAACGACGAAGGCTAAGGCTGATGGCGTTTGATGCGCTTGCCGATGACCTAGGAGTTTTCCTGGGAGACTTCAATGTGTCTGCTACGTCAGGCGCAACGACCGCGAACGTCATTCTTGACCAGCCCAGTCAAGTATTGGCTGGTGACATGGTGCTCAGCACTGACTACCAAATCACTGCCAAGGCTTCTGACTTTGGCACCCTTACAGCAGGCACCAGCAT